ACTAGAATTGTTGAGCGAACAGGTGGTTTTGGTTCAACAGGAACACATTGATGTCTGAACAACATTCATCCGGCTATAAAGCAGATGCTGGTAAGAATCGTTTGACGCTGATTATGCATGGCTTTGCCCATGCATTATTAGAAGTAGGTAAAGTAGGAACCTTCGGCGCACAAAAATACACAGATGATGGTTGGTGTGAAGTGGTTAATGCAGAACAACGTTACACCGATGCATTGTATCGTCATTTGTTGGCCGAAGCGACGAATGAAGTGTTTGATGAAGAATCTGGATTACTTCATGCTGCCCATACAGCATGGAATGCTCTCGCAAGATTAGAATTACAACTTCGTAATTCTAAACAATAACAGTCCATGCACGATATTAATCGTGCATTTTTATTGCCATGAGGTTTAGCTATGACTTTCCAATCAGTCTCTAATTCTGTCTATTCCAGTAAATATCAATTATTCGATAAACATGGCAATGAAATTGATGAAAGTAGAAGTCATAGTTTTATGCGGGTGGCTCACGCATTAGCTAAAAATGAAAAAGATTATCAATATTGGGCTGATTCTTTTTTTGCAGCAATGCTCAATGGAGCGATTCCTGCGGGCAGGATTATGGGCAATGCCGGTGCTGAAGAACATAAACCGAATACTTCATTGATTAACTGTATTGTGGCTGATACAATCTACGATCATATAGAAGGCATTGGACAAGCAGTAAAAGAATCGTTAATTACTTTGTCAGGGGGTAGTGGCGTCGGTTACGAATTTAGTTCTTTACGTCCAAAAGGATCTTTTGTCAACGGTGTTGGAGCACATACTTCAGGTCCATTACCTTTTGCAGATATTTTTGATAAAGGGTGTTTTACTATCGCTTCTGCGGGTGGACGACGCGGAGCACAGATGGCTACTTTTGATTTGCGTCATCCTGATGTATTAGCTTTTATTAAAGCAAAACGTGAAGATAGTAGATTCAGACAATTTAATATTAGTGTGTTAGTGCCTCATTCATTTTTTAATGAAGATAAAGATTGGGTATTTCGGTTTCCCATTCGTAATTCTGATCCCATGTTGGATACTGCGGAAACGGTGTGGGATACATGGCATATTAAAGATGCAGCGTACATTACTAATGAACATGGACAAACTTTATTTAAAGTTTATGGAAAGATATCAAAAACAGAATTGTGGAATTTAATTCTTCAATCTAATTATGATTATGCCGAACCTGGTATTATTTTTATAGATCATTTAAATGAAGAAAATAATTTATGGTTTTGTGAAGATATCAGAGCTTCTAATCCGTGTGGAGAGCAACCTTTACCACCAAATGGTGCTTGTTTATTAGGTTCTATTGATCTTACTCAATTTGTTGAACGACCTTTTACTGATGAAGCGGCTTTTGATTTTAATCGTTTTTCTGAAACTGTTGATGTTTTTACTCGAATGCTAGATAACGTAGTCGAGTTTAATAAATTACCATTACAAGCACAACGAGAAGAGATTTTACGGAAACGTCGTCATGGTATGGGATTTTTTGGATTAGGATCTGCTTTAATTTTATTGGGCATTCGTTATGATTCACAGTCTGCATTAGAGTTTGCTGAAAAAGTTACTCATTTAATGGCGTTACGGGGTTATATTGTGGGGAATGAGTTGGCAAAGGAAAAAGGAAGCGCTCCCGTATTGGAAGAATATTTTGAAATTACCCCGGACATTATTAGAAAGAATCCATTTTATAAAAATATGTTGGGAACAAAAGTAAAAGGTATAGAATTACTGGTTGAAAGTCCTTATATGCAGCGTTTATTGATGGATCAACCCACCTTAAAGAGTCAATTACTCCAACACGGTTGTCGATTCAGTCATCACACATCGATTGCACCGACAGGAACAATATCTTTAGCTTTTGGAAATAATACATCTGGAGGAATTGAACCCAGTTTTTCTCACCAGTACTTTCGTAATTTAACGGTGGAAGGTAAAAAAACTCGACAGCAAGAAGCGGTGTATAGTAAAGAATTTTTGTTATACAAAGAATTGTTTGGACAAAATAAAACGGATGAAGAGTTATTGAAACATTTACCAGATTATTTTGTAACAGCAGATTCTATTTCATGGAAAGCACATGTCGATATGGTAGCTGCGGTACAAAAATGGGTGGATTCTTCAATCAGTAAAACTGTAAACACACCCACGAATATTACTTTAGAAGAATTTAAAGGTATTTACGACTATGCTTACAAAGTGGGTTGTAAAGCAGTCTCAACATTTCGTTATAATCCTGAAACTTTGGGATCTATTTTGAGTCGAAGTGAAGACTTGGCAAAAAGCAAGTATGAATTTAAGTTAGCCGATGGCACTGTGATTCAATGTGCAGGTGGTGATCGTGTTGAATACGATGGTGAAGTGACTACGGCTGAAAATTTGTTTTCCGCTTTGAAAGAGAATACTTATGGAAAATTCTAAAATTGTACAAATTAAAAGTCCCATTGTTGATTTCAAATACCTGGGAGATTCTAATGAGAGTTCAATTTCTAAAGAATCAACAATGGAAAAATTGTGCGAGACAACGGAACGTCCAGCGATTCTCGAGGGAAGAACCTATAAATTACGATCTCCCGTGTACGATGCCGCCTTGTACATTACCATTAACGACATTGTCCTTAATTACGGTACTGAGTATGAGCAAAAACGACCTTTTGAAATTTTCATTAACTCAAAAGCCATGGAAAGTTTTCAGTGGATCGTTGCTCTCACACGAATGATCAGCGGTGTCTTTCGTAAAGGTGGTGATGTTACGTTTATTGTGGAAGAATTAAAAGCAGTTAATGATCCAAAAGGCGGTTATTGGAAAAAAGGTCAATATATTCCCAGTATCGTGGCTGAAATCGCTCAAGTGATTGAAGAACATTTTATTCAATTGGGGTTGTTAGAAGCGATTGAAAAGCCACAAAAAATAAAAGAGTTGAATGTTAAAGAGTTACCTGCGATGCGAATTTGTCCTAAATGTAATATGCCTACATTGACACGGGAAGCGGGATGTGATAAATGTTTATCATGTTCTTGGTCAAGGTGTGGGTAATGTCTGATAAAGCGTTTCATTTAGAAGCGGTTCAATCGTTTGAACGAACCTTCCGTTGTATTTTTCGTCAAGCGAATGAAGAAGTGGATCGTTTAGAACGAATTAATTCAGCAATGAACTTGCTGGAAGCTCGTTTATTGGATCCTGAAACGATGGAAGCAATGGACACAATGCAACAAATTGCTTTGATGGAATTGCTTTCTAAGAATCAGCAAGCCGCCATTAAAAATGTCATGGGGTTTAGTGGAACATTGTCCAAGGTAAAAACAGTGGTCGGTGTTTTTGATGGAATTCAGCGGTATGCATCGTTACCTGATTCGCCGGATGGTGAATTTCCTGAAATTGATTATGAAGAACGTCCTTTGATTGGGCAATTAATGGATGATGAGTAAATGCGTCAACAAGAGTTTGAAACATTATTAAAATGGGTTACATATCCCGCATTGTTTAAAAACGCGATTCGTAAATCTGTGGAAACGGGTCTTGCATTTAAAATTTTGACTGATGCTACTCTCACTGAAGATTTAAGAAATGAATTTAAAGTTTTAATGCAAGAGATGTTACCACAAGCAGATTTAAAACAGTTAATGAAAGTTTATAAACAGACTTTTCCACATATTCAACATCAAAATTTTAATAATCAGATTTATAGATTACATTCTGATATTTTAAGAATTCCACCATCACAAAGACTGTAAAATGAATTCAATTACACCGGCTGAGGCTTTTGAACGATACTATGAATTGGGTGTTAAACGTAATCTTTTACGTTTATCTAAAATTATTGGTATTGAATTTGATTTATTAGCCAGTTGGGCCGATGGTTATGCATGGGATGAAAAAGTTGAAGCACGAGATAAGGAAATCAATCGAGTATTTGAACAAGTTTACAAACAACGAACACTGGACATTCGAAATAGATTAGTGCGGCAGATCGATACATTGTTGAAAGATATGGAAAGTTGTAGTTTGGGTTTACCTTTTGGAGTGAACTCTCCAGCCGAATTGCGTTGTGTGGCTCAAGCATATCGTGAGTTGGTTCAAGCCAATGTATTGGCAATGACTAAAGGCGTGGATATGGGCGGGGGTAAAGCACCTAAGACTTGGAGTGATTTATTGGCGCAAATTGAAAATACGGAAACGGAATGACATGGAACGTAAAAAGAATTGGAAAAGCGAACTTATTTTACGGGGTCGTGAAGATCCAGTTTTTTGGATTGAGAGTGTTTTGGGTGACACTTTGTGGGAACGACAAAAAGATATTTGTCGAAGTGTCGTTGAACATGAACGGACTGCTTGTGCAGCTAGTTTCGGAGTGGGTAAAACTCATATCGCCGCTCGGTTAGCTCTTTGGTTTTTGTGTACGCATAAACCTTCGATTGTTGTATCTACAGCACCTACCTTGCGCCAAGTAAAAGATTTGCTTTGGTCAGAACTTCGTAATGCTCATAATCGTGCATTAATTCCCATTGGTGGAGAGTTATTACAGTTATCTCTGAAATTTGATGAACGACATTTTGCGGTAGGTTTCAGTACAGATGCTGAAAACATGGACAAATTTACAGGTTTGCATCAAGCGAACCAGTTAGTAATCTTTGATCAAGCGGGTGGTATTGAACCTCCAATTTGGGAAGCTTCAGAAGGTTTGATGACTTCTGCGCATTGTCGTTGGCTAGTCATTTCCAATACTGCGGTTTCTACAGGTGAATTAGCTAATATTTGTATGCCAGATCGTAAAACAAGATTTGGTACTTGGAATGTTTTACATATTAAAGCATCGGAATCTCCGAATGTTGTTGCTGGTAAAAATATTTTTCCTGGCTTAGTTGCTTATGACTGGGTTAAAAAACGTGAAGAGGCTTGGGGTCGGGACGATCCATTATATAAAATCTTCGTAGAAGCAGAGTTTATTCCTGACTCTGAAATGGTGGTTGTACCGTATAAAGCGATTGTTGATGCATTTAATACCAATGGAGAATTGGGATCACATATTGAAGTGGGTTTAGACGTAGCACGAATGGGTACAGACAGCACAGTGTGGACTGCTGTGAGTGGTTCCCGTGTTATAGAAGTGAAGCGGGTCACGGGTAACACGACGATGCAAGTAGTAGGCTTAACTGTAGAGTTTGTCAAACATCTTCAAGAAACTTATGGATTGCCGGTCACGGCGGTTAAAATTGACGTAATCGGTTTAGGGGCTGGTGTGTATGATCGTTTGATAGAATTAGATGACGAAAATATTGAAATTCCCGTAGTGGCTGTGAATAATGCCGAAGTACAAATTGTCGTAGATAAAGAACGTTATTCCAATGTTCGTGCAGAAATGGCTTGGGCGTTTCGTTATCGGATGGATCATGGCAATGTGGGACTGGCAGCGGTACAAGTTCAAGATTATGAAATTAAAGAGTATATTCGTGGTGATATTCAAGCCATGCGTTATAAAATCACTTCTCAAGGTAAAATTCAGTTATTACCTAAAGAAGAACTTAAAAAGAATTTAGGAAGATCGCCTGATTATTGGGATTCTTTGGTTTTAGCGTTTGAAACACCTGGAGGCGGTCCTCCGATGTTGGAATCTATATCATCGAAAAAAGAACGTGAAGAAGAATTTTCAATTACTGAAGAAGAATGGCAAATTTTAATGGGTACAAGAATGCCTATGGATGATCGTTTTTTCCGAGACGTGCAATTTTGAAGTTTTTGTTGACAAGGATTCCAATTCATGTCACAGTATTCGAATCAGACTATTAGGCTTATATATGAGCTTTAAAATCTTTTCATTCAATGATTGGTTATCTGAAGGTGGCGCTGCGGGGCTACGTTCTTTTGTTCTAAATAATTCGTATGAAAGAATGTGTTGGGTGTATGCATGTGTCAATCGCATTGCGACCTCTGCAAGCTCTGCTCCTTTAGTTTTTTACCAAGGAAAACCTTCTCGTATTCCTTCTGATGCTCCGAATGAAAAAGAACGTATTAAAGATCGTGAGCATCCGGTATATAAGTTATTTAATCCACCCAATCCTCCGACGATCATCAGTCTCAAACAATTAATGTATCGCACTTTTGTGCATGTGAGCATTGATGGTTTAGTGTTCTGGATTATTGAACGGAAGAAAGGGGTTGCAGCAACCATTGATATTCGTTTAAAAACAGAGTTGCGACCGATTTTAGTATATACCAACGCTGATCCATCCCGTCCTCAATTACGAGGTTGGGAAGATTCATCCGGTAAAAAATATTTACCTGAAGATGTTTTACCTTTGGATAATTATAATCCAAAAGATCCTTTAGCAGGACTTTCCCAACTCAGCCCCTCTCGGATGAGTTTAGAATCAGAATTTAGTATTGCGGGATGGAATTCCGCCTTTTTCCGTTCGGGCATGAAAAACCCGTTATTGATTCAGGCTAAAGGTCAGTTAACACGGGAACAAAAGAAAGATATTCGTAGTGAAGTGGTTAATTATTATAGTGGGATTGATGGAGCGCATGGTGCTTTGTTAATGCAAGGTGGTGTTGAAGTTAAACCTTTAGTAGTCAACCCAAAAGATGTTGATTTTATCCGTGGTAAAGAGTTAAATCGTGAAGAAATTTTAGCTGTATTTGGTGTACCACCGTCAATTGTTGGTATCTTTAGCTACTCAAATTACAGCAATGTTCGTGAGCAGATCAGGATCTTTTGGGAACACACATTACTACCGAAAATGAATCATGTTTTAGAGCTTATTCAATTTAATATTTTAGATCGTGATTTTCCTGGCGTATATGCGCAATGGGATATTAGTAATGTAGCCGGTTTAGCACCTGATCCTATCGAATTGGCAACGCCTGCTGCTCAATATCACAATATGGGTTATTCGCCTTCACAAACGGCAACGATTTTGGAATGTCCGGCATTAGAACCTGATAAAGATTTCAAAAAGCCGGAACCCATCAAGCCACAAGCACCTGTTGCAGACAATCAGCAATCTACTGAAAAGCCTAAAAAACCAAAAGATCCAAATGCGGGTGATCCAAAGCCGTCTGATAAGCCAAAACCTGATAATAATAATTCTTATTTAAAAGAATTGTTAATGGATAAAATTTGTTTATTTGCTGTTAATGTTCCTTTAACGAATGGCATTCATAAACAAATTATGGCTCTTTGGGAAGATTTAGTTATTTCTATATTAAAAGAAAAATTCAAAGATTTTGATTTTTTACAATTTAATTTACTACCTGAATTATTGTGTCAAAAACCAACTGAAAAGATGCGACAAGAATTCATTAAAAATAGTGAAGTAATGGCTGAAAAAATGCTCAACACTATTTACAAAGTACAAGCCAGACTATAGTATTCACTGATTATAGGAGATTGCCATGTTTAGTATTTGCCAATTTGATTTTAAAAAACCTACTTTATTGAAAAAAGGGGTAGGTGTTAAAAATGTATATACAGCTATTGCCAGTACGGCGGCTGTAGATCGACATAAAGAAATTTTAGTACCTCGTGGCGTGATCACTGAGTCTTTTATGAAAAATCCAGTGATGTTGGATATTCATAATTCTCGTGCTTATCCCGTGGGTAAGGTCGTTGATATTAAAGTCAATAAAGAAGCAGTCGAAATTCATTTTGAATTTGCTGATACTGAAGAAGGTGTAAAACTAGAAAAATTGTATACTTCTGGTTTTATGAATGCTTTCTCGGTTGGCTTCATTCCCAAGAATTACATCGATTTGTATGAAATGCGCGGTGATGATGGCAAACTGTCAGTATCTTCTTTGGAAGTAGAATTGCCCAATGGCGAAAAGGAATTGATTGATTTGAGTCAATACAAAGACGTTCCTTACGGCATTATTTCCAAGTGGGAACTCTTGGAAGTCAGTCCAGTTTCGGTTCCCGCTAATCCAGAAGCACTGATGCTACGTGCGAAGGATGACATCGTTCGTAAGTATCTGGATTCGGGACATCATCAAGTTGCTGCAAAATTATTGGATGCGCAGTTGAGTGAACACATTACCGAATTGCGTAAGCATTTCGATGATCTTTTGAATACTTCAAAAGATGAGCATGTCGAATTGAGTTATGCGGTTCCATTTCAAGATGCTAAAGCGTTAGAACAGGAATGGGATGCTTCAGAAGCTCGGGCTTGTTTGGCACTGTGGGCCAGTGCGGATAAAACGGGTGAAAAAGAATCTCTTAACTGGTCTAAGTTTGCTAAAGGCTTTGGTTGGATTGATCTTGAAAAAGCCGATCAATTCCGCAGTTACCGCTATATTCATCACACCGTTGAAGGTGATGAGTTGTGCGTCGTAGCTGAAGGTTTAACAGCAGCCATGGCAGACTTATTAACGGATAAGTCCGTTAATAATGCTGAAGAAGTCTATGCGCATTTAGCGAAGCACTATACAGCGCTCAACTTGACGGCTCCAGAATTTAAAGATTATACTGAAGATGAATTACAAAAAATTCGTTCTGGTGAATCTTTGATTGAAGAGACTGAATTGGAAAATTCAGAATTGGAAAATTCAGAACCTGAAAAAGATGTTAATCCAGATGTTCTTAAGGATTTGATCAATGCTGGTTTTAGTGAAGTTAAAGATCAAATTTCCGAATTGGAAGAAACAGTTCGGTTACGTATGAACATCCTCAGTAAGATGTTTGACGAGTTACAGAAAGAATTGTTGACTTCTAAGCCAACCGCTGAAACTGTTCCAGTTGAAGATGATTCTGATGAGGTCAAACTGTTTGCTGATAAACTCACTGCATTATCTTCCATGTTTGAAGATATTCGTGTTCAATAAAACCTTTGTGGAGTGTATTTACCATGTTAGATCATGATATGAAAAAGCAGTTTGACGAATTTTCGAGTTCGGTTAAAGAATCCATTGCATTGTTTAAGAATCAAGACGCCTTGGTTAAGACTTTGCAACAGCGGGTTACGGAACTGGAACAGCGCATTTTAGATAACAGTGTTTGCACCAGTTTAGAAGCGACTCACGGTGAAGTGGGCTTTACTGATCCGAAGCTGGCTAAAGAATTTGTTACTTTAGTTCGTCACATCTTTAATAAAGATGATTATGCAGTTAAGGATATGGTTGAAGGTCGTGATGCGGATGGTGGCTATCTGGTTCAGCCTGAATATCGCAACACGATGATGTCTTTGATTGAACAGTACGGCGTGGCTCGGCAGTTTTGTACTGTGATTCCTATGTCCACCACTGAACTGATCATGCCGAAACTGACAGGTGGTGTGCAGGTTTACTGGATTGGTGAAGGTCAAACCATTAGCGAAACTCAGCCGACATTCGGTGAGTTCCGTATGACCGTCAAGAAGCTGGCGGCTTTGGTGCCGATGACCAGTGAATTGCTGAATGATGCGAATCTGGCGATTGCTAATTTGTTGGCAACTCTGTTTGCCCAGGCGTTGGCGAAGGAAGAAGATCGTATCGTGTTTGCAGGTAATACAGCGGCCAGTGATCCGTTCAATGGTGTTCTGTATGATCCAGGTGTTTATGCGCACATTTTGGGTTCTGGCAAAAAGACTTTCTCCAGTGCGACGGCTGGCGATTTGGCGGATGTTACTTCTCGCAATTCATTGTATACTCAGGGTGCTCGTTGGTTCATGCATCGTACAATCTTCAACGTGATTCGTCAGTTGCAAGATGGTGATGGGATGTACATTTGGGGTAATCCGACGATGGCTTCTGATCAAGGTCTCATTTGGGGTTATCCGTATACTTTGGTTGAGAGTATGCCTGCGGTGACGGCGACTGCGGTTAGCACTCCTTACATTTTCTTTGGTAATCTGATGCATTACTATATTGGTGATCGTCAGCAGATGACTTTGGCGCGTTCTGAGCATGTTGGTTTTGCTGCGGATAAGGTTTACCTTCGTGTTCTTCAGCGTGAAGGTATGGCTTATGCGTTGCCTGAAACTGGCGTTGCTGTGACTACAGCGGCGAGCTAAGTTTAATAAAGTGGGACGGTAAACAATTACCGTCCCACTCTATACTCCAAGGAGTAGTTATGTTGTATCAAGCAAGAAGAAAATTTGGTGATTATGTTAACGGTATTGAAATCCCATACGGCGGTTATGTTGAAACAGATTGTATTAAATGGGTAGAAAGGATTGGTCCTTTTTTAAGACCTTTATCTCCGGGTGAAAAACCGAAAGGTAAGGTTATTGCTGTAAAAAATACGATTGAAGATGCAGTTGTGGAAATAGCTATTACATCCGAAGTTAAGGAAGATCCTATTATTACGGAAGATGTTGTTAAGTCTGAAGTTACGGAAGAGCCTGTGGTTGAAGCGACGCCTTTACGTCGTAAAATTAAACCATTGCGTAATAATTAAGGATTCATCATGTTAGATGAAATTGACTCTTTTGTTGAACCAGTCGTTGCCGAGGCATGTGATCTGTTGCAATTAACTGCACCGGAAACCTATGCTAAGGTAACGACTGATTCACGAGTCATTTTGTGTGCTCGGGCCGCATATACCCAAATTTCAAATTATTTAAATCGAGATTTAATTTACAAACAACATTATGAAGAGTATTTTGAAGAAGATACGACAATCACATTAAGATGTGTCCCTGTTTCGGAAATCACCTTAGTCAGTATTAGCGATACTCGTTATTCAGATGTTTTAACTGATCCAGATGCTTTTACAGTTTTAGATCCAGATGAAGATTATCGTTTAGTGAGAGAAAAGCGTTTGGTGATTTATAATTTAACGAATCTGGCTGAGATTGTTGGAAGTACGACACAAAAAATTAATGCGTATGTTGAATATGTAGGTGGTTATTACAGTACTGAAGATATTCCTGTCGTTCATAATGCGCTAGTGACCCAAACCATTGCAAATTATAATCGAGTCCCTTCTTTAGGTCTAACACAGATCGAAGGTGGTGGTGGAGATGCTAAAGGGGGTCGATTATTAATGAATTTAAATTTGGTAGATGCTGGACAGTTGTTAGATTCGGTTAAAATTATGTTAGATCCTTTTGTGTATTATGGCAGTGCTGAGGATTTAACATGAGCTTTAAATTCTATGTTGCGACCAATGAGCTTTTAAGAAATTTAACGAAATTGTTAAAAGATGTTGAAGATTACCCTAAAACAAAATTAGGCGCTCCAAGAATTGCGATTCAGTATGAAAATAATGAACAGTTTCAAAAGATTTTAAGAAAAAATTTAATTACTAATTTACATAATTTAGGTGGTGGTTTCGCTTCGGGTAATTCGATTGTGGAGCAAGAATTACAAGTGAATCCAGGATCTGGTTCTGGTAAGCGCGGTGTTGCTGCATATCAAGCAGGTTTTAAAAATACGGTTCGTGGAACCAAAGCTTTTAAGATTGCGACTATTTGGGATCAAGGTGGAACTATTTTTCCACGACAAGCAAAGTATTTAACACAACCTTTATCGGCTGGAAAACGAATTGATTTATCTCCATTAGAATATAAAGATTCAGAACATACAGCACAACTTTATAAAGGTAAAGGAACACCAGCAAGGCATCCTTTAGTTCA